CCGCTGCCAGTTCTGCACTGGTTGCGTTGAGTGGCATAAACAACTGACCAATCCAACTGATTAAACCACTCAGTGCAGAACCAATAGCACTAAATAAGGGTTGCAAGGGTGCTAAAGATTCCAGCACAGGGGCTAAGCCCATTTTTATCCCGTCCCATAAACCAATGGTAAAGGCTTTAATCGGTTCCCAATATTTAACGACTGCGATAGCTAAGGCAGCAACCCCGATAATCAATAAACCAATTGGGTTTGCTGTAATCGCCGCATTCCAGAGCCATTGTGCAGCAGTCGCAATAGCCGTTCCTGCTGCCAATGCTTTTTGTTGAACAGCCAAGGCGGTACTGGCAATTGCATGACCCACCAGCGCGGCATTGGCTCTCATGGTTGATAATCTGAAAAAATCAAACGCCGCTTTGCCAAAAATCAGCGCATCACTTAACAATGTCCAGCCAAACTTGGCAAGCAAGCTAACGACTTTAAATGCAAATAGCGCGGCAGAAGTTTTGACAATAAAGCCAGTGACCACAGGGAACTTTTCACCTGCGATACTAAAATCATTGATAAAACCCGCCATACCATCGGATATACTGGTAATTGATGGTAACAATACATTACCCAATACAATGCCCAACTCAGACACCGAGGACATCATGCGCTCTACCGCGCCTGCCGTAGTGTTGTTCATGGTGTCTGCCATTTTCTTGGCAGCCCCTTCTGAATTAGTAACGCCCGCAATCATTTCGTCTAACTGACCTTCAGTAGCCGCTTTGCCTAGTTGCAAAAACGCAGTTGAAGCCTCAACACCAAATATTTTGGCATAAGCACCCAGCCTATCCTTGTCACCCATCTTTGATGTTGCCTTATCCAACTCCTTTAGAACAGTAGGCATATCCCTGAAATTACCCGTTGCATCAGCAACAGCAACACCTAATTTTTTTAATTGCTCTCTTGCTTTTTTGGGGGCAACGGCAAGCCGAATAAAGCCCATACGCAAAGCAGTACCCGCCTGAGAACCTTTTATGCCGCGATTCGATAGGGTTGCCAACATCCCGTTGGTTTGTTCAAACGAGACATTAACCGCCGATGCAACGCCACCGACATACTTAAGTGATTCACCGAGTCCCTGAACTGAGGTCGTGCTTAAGTTAGCTGTTTTAACCAAAATGTCAGAGACGTTGCCCATCTTTTCCATTTTGATACCGTAGCCGTGCATTATTTCAGCGGTCAACTCGGCTGTTTCTCCCAGTTCCATGTGTGATGCAGCGGCAATACTCAATACTACGGGCGTAGCAGCAAAGATTTTTTGATTATTCATCCCTGCTTTGGCTAATGCAATCTGTGCGTCAGCCGCGCCCAGTGCATCAAACTTAGTATCACGTCCCAACTGCCGAGCCTGTGCAGCCAGTTTTACAGTCGTATCATCGGTAGTTGCGCCCAGCTCTGCCATTTTGCTTTCAAAGCTCATGGCAGTACGAATCGGCACAAGAAACGCCGCACCCAACGCCAACACGCCCATCGTCTCGCCCATCAACTCAGAGCGACGATTACGGTTGTTATCCAGTTGTTGACGGCGTTGTAACTGCCTCGCTAAGCGTTCTTCCGATTGACCCAGCCGACGGTTTTCACCTGCCAGATCAGTCAGCTCCAAGCCTAAACGTTGCGCCGCTTGTCTGGCTTGTTCCAGTTCCTGTTCAACGCGATTAATATCAGCCGCCAGTGCGGTATCACTCGCGCCTGTCTGTTGTTGCTGTGCTTTAAGTTGCGCAAGTTGTTCCGTTAGCCGTTGCACTCCCTGTCCCGCATCACGCGCAAGCCGAATTCTGGCAAGCTTTTCACCGAGTTCTTTCGCCTGTCTTGACGCATTACCAAACGCACTGCCAACACTGCCATCCATAGCCGCGCCGATGATAATGCCTAGTGAGATTTTACTTGCCATAGTCAGTCATTAAAAAAGGTAAAAAAAAAGCCTGATAAGCCAAAGACCTACCAAGCTTTAGGGAGCGCGTCTTTTAATGCGGCTACCCATAAAACAAGCTCATCACAAGACAGGTCTAATAATTCATTCAGCCCCCAGCCTGTTCTGGTTGCGACAAACGCAGTAAGATTGCGTGCCGTTTTAGGGCTTAAGACAAAAAACCACTATAGGCTTCTTGCAATTGCTTATAGTCCGCCATATCCAGAGCTTCAATCTGCTTGATAGTGACTTCGCACAAATTAGCAAACAGAAAGATTTCCTGCTCAGCATCACTGCCTTTAATTTTTTGCGCTGCGAGTGAGTCACGAACCTTAACGCGGCGCATGGTTAGCTTGTCGGTTGATTTCAATGGATATTTCAATGGGATTTCAACACTGTCCGTGTTTTTAGTATCTTCTTCTTGCGTGGTTACTGCCATGTTATTAACCTTTATGAGGAGTCCAAGCCCTAGGCTTGTGACTGATTTAAAAGCCCAAGCCAGAGCTTGGACTCCCGTATTATTCCGCTTTAGCCTGTGCCTTTTTAGGCACATCAGGCGCGGATTCTTTTGCTTTCAATGCAACCGAGCCATTAAGCACTAAATACTTGGCTTGCCGTGCATTCAATGACACAGTATCGCCAACCGTATGTTGCTCGAATGCCTTTAAAACGATGTATTTATTCATGTTAAATGCCCTTTAAAGACCTAAGTTAGCGCGTTGGGTTGCCAGTTGATCCACGCCACCGATGATACGGATCATATTAGGCACATCAATTTCATGAATCACTTCACCACCGACAGACAGCTTGTAATAACGCAATGCTACTGAAAATTTCATCGTGGCTTTATCGCCTGGTTTCCAGGTACCATAATCCACCTCTTTAATCATGCCGCGTAGATTGATGGTAACGCCTGTTTCAGTACCGTCCTCAGATGCTAACGAACCACGAATAGTCAAGGGCTTAATATTACCCGCTGACAAGCCCCACAGTTTCAACACCTCTTTATTAAAATGCGTCAAAGTAGAATCCATTTCTAACTTTTCCATACCCATTTCAACTTCAATAGGTGCGTCCATACCGCCATTTCTAAACTCTTCGGTTTTAGACGTGAGCTTTGGCAGAGTAATTTCTTCAATGTTGCCAGCCTGACCGCGACCGTCAACAAAGAGATTCATATTTTTTAAAACACCATCTAACATAAATACCTCTATTGCAATAAAGACCTGCGAGGTTTTAAAAACCTAGCAGGTCTAATAACGTTAAGTTAAGCAAACAAATCTTTGATGTAATCATTGACCAAGTGGCTACGGAACACGATATGCTCAGCAGGGTAAACAGGCGTAAAGTCAAAATCAAAATAGACAATGCCCTGTGAGATTTGGTCAGGTGCATTCAGAGCAGGATCAGCCCAGCACTTACCACCCAAGATTGCACCGACTAAGGTTAAATGTCGCAAATACGCATTCACGCCCTCGGTGACATCTTCGATATAAGTCTTGGTGATATTTCTATCAACAGCCCACAAATGCCCACGCAACAAGGATTCATGAATCATGTCAGCAATTCTGACCACCGATAAAAAAGCCCACTTGGGATCAGATGAACAGGTACGATTACCCCATAAGCGATAACCGTCTTTTTGAATAATGGTAGCGACTTCGTTTTCATTCAGATAATTAGCGCGAGAGTTCACATCACCTAAAGCAAAGTCGATTTTTCTGGCAGTACCCAAGATTCCATACATCTCACGGTTAGACGGCGACCACCAAAAACCGCGCTCATTGTCAGATTTAGAGATCATGCCCGCGACCCGCGCAGAGGCAGGTTGATTGATTTCAGAGTTGGACACCGTGTCCCAAACCTTAACTTGCGGATCAACGATATAAACGCGCTTAGAGCCAAAATTCTCACGATAACTAATCGCGGCAGCGTCGGTTGAGTTAGGGCCATCAGCAATAATCACCGCGCGTAAACTGTCAGCAATGCCCAGTAACTCAGTAATCAGTGCTTGCTCATGACTAAAGCCAGGTGCAACTAAAATACGCGGAACAACCTTAACCGCTGTTTCAGCATCTAAAAACGCCTGTACGCCTGTTCTGTGTCCACCAACATCAACACCACCGATTAAATTCGACAAGGTTGCAGCAGCATCCACGCCTTCTGTCACACGAATAACAACAATCATTGCCCCTGTTTGGTCAAAGATGGCATCAATCGCATCGGGTAACGTGCCTTGCTTATCGCCCACTGTATCCAGTTTTGCACCTTCCACACGACTGCCTGTCACTAACACAGGCGTATTCAAGGGAAAGGCTTCGTCCGCACCGTTGATTAACGGCTTGGCTTTCACAGTTGCAGCAACTGCCACAGCACCTGTTGAACCCGCTGTATTAGCAACTGTCACCAGTGCATTCGCCTGAACATGGGCAGTGATAGCGGTAATGATTTGCGCGGCCGTGGTGGTAATTGCACCCGCACCACTGGTCGCCAAACTAACAACAATCGCTGTCAATGACACAGCAATTGATAAAGCCTGACTATTGGCTTTGGGGTCTTTGAGGTGAATAGTAATTTTATTACCCGCTTGACCAGCAGTAATCGCCGTCCAAGTGAGTGCATTATTACTCGCAACAATGCCCGTGTTTAAACTGGCGATTACCGCAGGTGCAGAATTGGGTGCAGTACCGATAAGCCCAATGACGCTAGACTTAACGGTGGTAATAGGACGGCTACCGTCATCGACTTCAACGATTTCAACGCCGTGTAAGAATTGTTCTGGCATGGGCTTTCTCTACGATAAAGAGTAAAAAGAAGTAGCCCATACCTTATGATTTTATCGCAGGTGGTGATAGTAAAGCGGTTTATAACTTACGCAGTAAACAACTCATCGATTTGTCCATCAGTCATACCGAGTGTTTGCGTGCAGAAATCAACTAAATTTGAGTCTAACCGTTTAAACACCGTTTCATATTCCCAGTTTATTTTTAGCACACTATCATCTGGCATGGCATTAATTGTTTCGATAACGCGCAGTAAAAGACCTTTAGCTGCTAACCGCCGTCTTGCTTCTGCCGCGCTTAATACCATTTTTTTACGCAAATCATCAATCGTTTCTCTATCATTTTTAGGCTCGACTAAAATAGGCAGACCATTTTCATCAATATCTCTAATCATTCCATGACTCTCTCCATCAATTATTTTTTGATACAGATCATCAGTGACCAGCACAACATCGACAGGAATATCGCTATAATGAATAGATTCTGGGTAAAACATTTTTGTTGTTTTTGAAAACCTCATTTTATCTACCAATCGCTACATAGTTCACTTGCACGCCAGCAGGAGCTGCTGCACCATTCGTTGAGTAGATAACTTGTTGAGATAATGTTGAAACTGTAGGCGTTGAAACCCCGCCCATTACAAAAGTTCCGAAAGCAGTTAGCATAGTCATCTCAAACGCATTAGGAAATGGTATTGGAAAAGTTGCATTGATATAACCAGAGGAATTTGTAACCACAGTACCTCTTTGCAAAATCGTCCCATCAGCTAATACACTGTATCCCGATCCTCCACGAAAAAGATTAGAATAGGGTAACTGCACACTACCGCCGATTGCATACCAAGTTGATACACCATCGCTTAATAATTCAAGTGTATCGCCTTTGCTTAATGCCAATGCTGTCACTGTTGTATTATTGACAGTGATGGTATCCGCACCAGTGCGGGTTAATGTAGCAACACCTACGTTATTGTTTATACAGCGTATACCCTTACCCGCTGCATAACTGCTTGCCAAAGGCAGTGAGGGTGTAATAGCAATTGCACTGTTAAATCTAACTAGCCCACCCGCCATTGCATAACTCAATACTGATGTAGTGGTAACAATGTTAATCCCAGAAACAACAATCCCTGATATACCTGTATCTGGATTTTGCAAAATACACTTATCAAGCGTTAAGCTGTACTTAAACTCAGCTATCATACCGACAACCAAATCCTGCGCTCTAAGTGCAACCCCTGCCCCCTTTACAACAGTCTTTGCTGCCAGTCCGCTTGGGCTAACAGTCGGTGTCGTTATTGTATTAGTAGCTGTGATTTTTACAGAGAAAGCCATGCCGTCAGACCACGCCGCATAAGCGGGCGTATAGACTGCTGTGATAGCATCACTTGTACCGCCAGCCGTTGCATGAGTGTAAATCGCACCTTGAACGCCCGCTTTAATCGCATAACCCGTATGCGGATCAGCCGCTGATTTATGTGCAGTCATCGTATCTTCGCTATCTAGCGCATCAACCCGTGCTTTAAGCCATTTGGTTCGATTCGCTAAATTCTTAATCGGTTTATTATCAACACCATCAACGCCACCACGCACAGGATCAGTAACTTCATACTGATAAACCCCAGTATCATAACTTTCAATTTCAGGTAAATCAGCCATTACAAAACACCCCCGTTATATGTGTATGTACCATCTCTAAAAATCAATCCGTTATGAAAAATATTCATAAATACTAAATTCCTTAATACAGAACGCTCGTTTTTATAACGCTCTATGCGACTTCTGATTTCAGCAATAGTTGCAGGATCAGGGATATAACCGATATTGATAAACACATCAAATAAGGGCCAGGTTGAATGAGAGCCATGATCTATCGTACCGTCTCGTAAAAAAGTACCGTTGTGATAATCAACTCGACTCTCTTTGATAATCACATTGTCATAGCCCATTGCCAGCAACGACTTTTTAATCGAATAAGGCGTACCTTTATGACTATGGATTTCATAAGAGGCAGCAATAACAGACCGCTTAACTGTCTCGCTCCAATCGTCTT